ATCAAAAAAGAGATCAAAAAAATCATTAAAGAACTTTCAAAAAAAATGAATGTTAATCGAGTTTTAAGACAAGAAAGAAAATGGTAAAGCATAACAAAAAAGATTGCGAGAAGGTCGCTATTGCGATGAAGAAGTGGTGTGAATATGCCCTTTACGCGATCAAGAGTGAGGATAGGCAAGACTGTCGATATTGCTTGAACCAAGTAAGACAACTTTTATCACAACTGGAGAGAGAACATGATTAGAAACGTAACACAAGTTCAAAGACTGGAAGATTATTTGAAAGACCACGGCAACATAGGACCGATTGAGGCCTGGTCAAATCTGGGTATCTACCGTCTTTCGGCAAGAATATTTGAACTCAAGAAGATAACCAAGCTCAATATTCTCACCAAGAGAGAGGTCGTCAAGAATACATTCGACGAGCCGATAAACGTGGCGCGTTATGTCAACGAGGGTGATGATGTTTGAGGTGCTATTAGGGCTGGGAATACTCTGGTTAGGGTTCTTACTTTTTCTATGGCTAGAGGGTTGATATGAATGAGATGAGAAAGGTGACATTTACCTGTGACTATGAGGGCTTCTTGGATGCGACAAAACTGAATGACAACAAAGAAGCGCAACAAAAGTGGCTGAACGTTGTGGCTTTGATCAACACCGAGCACCACGATTCTATTCTGGATGAAATTAATGAAGCGATAGCGGAGCTGGCAGATTATGAGTAATTATGAAGTACAAGTGATAACAGAAACTATTGAGTATATCAAAGCCAATAGCGAAGAAGAAGCGATTATGTGGGCAGAAGAAACGAGCAAAGCAAATCCTGCTGCGATAAATTATATTAAAGCTATTCAGTGTTTAGAAGTGTTTGAAGATGAGCAAAAAAATCCTAAAAAAATAACCTTAAGAGATATGTATATAGCGATGGAGGGAGAACTAGATTCTATATTTTGGTTTCTGCATGATTTAGGGATATCAGAAGATGAGATTGATGATATTGCACAGTTTGAAAATCACGATGAATTGGTTAGTAAATACAGGTGCAGAGATGTCAAAGATAACTAAGGCAGAACGTAAAGCGAGATTTAACGCACTGTCACAATATGGTTGCTGCGTTTGTCGGAGACCGGCAGAGATTCACCACTTGGTTGGATTGAAATATAGTGGCATGGCTCAGAAGGCTCAGGACGAAATAACTATACCGCTGTGTGTTGAACATCATAGAGGCGCACAAGGCATTCACCAGATAGGACAAAGGACCTGGGAAAGCGCTTACGGTGAACAAGATTACCATCTAGAAATAATGAATAAGTATTTAAAAAACAAGGAGTTAGTGTGAAAAAAATATTAGTACCGATGTATGTTGAACATTATAAAAAAATTAGAGATTGTCATACGTGTTTGAAGATGCCATTTGTTGCCTTGGCAATAGTGTTGTTTCTGTACGTGGTCGCTGCTTAAGTGAATTGTTGGCACTGCGGAGAGCAATTAATCTGGGGCGGAGATCATGACATTGATGATGATGATGTCATGGTACGGTCGTTCAGTATGGTGACCAACTTATCGTGTCCAAAATGCCTTTGTTATGTAGAGGTTTATCTACCAAAAGAGGAAGAGAATGAGTGAAGAGTACCTGTGTTCAAAATGCAAAGAACCTAAAACCACCAGCAGATCAGCATCCCAAAATAGGCTTTACTGGATGTGGCTCAAAGTTATAGAAGACGAGACGGGTATGCCTAAACTTGATTACCTGGAAGATGATAAATGGCATAAGGGCATCCACACTAGATTCAAATGCGATTTTATAGATAAAGAATTTTATGCTGACGGTTCGATGAAGATACCCAGCACCAAGAAACTTAAAGTCAAAGATTTTGCAGCTTACCTTGAGCGCATTGATATGGAGATGTCGCTTATGGCCATCATGCTACCTAGGCCAGATGACCTCTACTGGAATGCTATGGGGGTTAAGTAGTGGAAATTAATATGAATGTACCAAATTGGTATTGCTGCCCGGGTCGGATGGCTAAACAGATTTTGCTTAGAAGATGGCAACAGGTGGTTACCACTGGACAAACAAAAAGAGGGAATGGTTACAGGGTTGGTGAGACACATCATCGCGCTAAGTTAACTGATCATGATGTTGAGTTGATTAGATTGCTGCATGAAGACGGAATGAGCTGTACCGAGATAGCTGTTAAGTTTGAATGTACTCGACAGAACATCTCAGCGATCGTTAATTACAAACATAGAATTGGGGTGGGCATGGGTAAGAACAGCGTCTTTGAATAGCACCGCAAGATAACTTGCATACTGGGAGGTATATTGGCATTATGGCAAAAGTAGGTAGACCAACAAAATATAGACCGGAGATGTGCGACAAAGTTGTAGAGCTTATGTCGGAAGGCGCATCGCATATTGAAGTGATGGCTGAACTCGGTATTTGGGAGGAAGCTTTTTACAATTACATCAAGAAACATGAAGATTTTGCGAAGGCCGTAAAAAAAGGACAGCAGAAATCAGCAGCCTGGTGGGAGCGTAAAGGCCGTATCAACCTTGAGAATGGATCGTTTAGTTACACCGGTTGGTACATGAATATGAAGAACCGATTCGACTGGGCAGACAAGAAAGATGTTCACAATACGGGTGACTTAAATATCAATGTAGTGACTGGTATCTCTCGAGCTCCTGGGGACGAAGACTAATGGTTGCAACTCAAGTTGATACAGGCTATGTGCCTCACAAATATCAGTTTGAGATTCATGCTAACCTTAAGCGTTTCAGTGTCTTAGTTTGTCATAGACGTTTCGGTAAGACTTTTTTGGCGATTAACGCTCTGATAGATGCAGCATTAAGATCACCTAAAGAGAATGGTCGTTACGGTTATGTGGCTCCGTTCTTAAAGCAAGCCAAGCAAGTGAGCTGGGATTATCTAAAACGTTTCGCGTTGCAGATACCTGGTACCAGAGCTAACGAGTCAGACCTATCGATTGATTTCCCGAACAAAGCACGAGTAAGACTCTATGGCTCAGACAATGGTGAAGCCATGCGTGGACTTTACTTTGATGGGGTGGTGCTGGATGAGGTCGCTGATATGCGAATGGAGACTTGGCCAGAGATCATTAGACCAGCATTAGCTGACAGAAAGGGTTGGTGTTTATTCATCGGTACACCGAAAGGACTCAATCAATTCCATGACTTGTACCAACACGCACTAACAAACGATACCTGGTATGCCGGTATGTTCCGAGTCGATGAGACAGACGTGCTCGACAAAGATGAGGTTGCCCTGGCTAAAGAGACCATGACAGAGAACCAGTACCGTCAAGAGTTCCTCTGTGACTTCTCAGCCAGTATTGATAACGCCTTGATAACTATCGATAAAGTAACTGATTCTGCTGCAATCAAGAGAAAGGAAAGTGATGTTGCAGGTAGCCCAAGAGTCCTGGGCGTGGACGTTGCTCGTTTTGGTGCTGATAGATCAGTGATTCAGAAAAGACAGGGACTGGCAGCGTATGAGCCGATTATTTTCAACGACATTGATAACATGACCCTGGCCGGAATGGTGGGTCAGACGATCAATGAATGGAAACCCGACGCAGTCTTCATCGATGCAGGCCGAGGCGAGGGCGTGATCGACAGACTAAGACAATTAGGCTTCTTCGTCAATGAGGTCAATTTCGGAGGGCGACCTACTAACCCAAGATATAACAACAAACGCTCAGAGATGTGGGACTCCGTTCGTATATGGTTAGATGATGGAGGTTCACTTCCCAAGAACACAGACCTGAAGACAGACCTTTGTGTACCCACTTACAAATTCGATGCGAGCAACCGACTGCAACTTGAATCTAAAGATGAGATCAAGAAGCGCGGTGGCCGATCACCAGACTTAGGAGATGCACTGGCTTTAACGTTCAGCTTCCCTGTGGCACCTAAGAAGCTAGGACATCATGGGCTCGTAGAGTCAGTGGAATCCGAATACGACCCTTTCAATTAACAAGGAGAAACCAATATGTGTATTTTTTCAAAGCCGGCTGTAGCTGCACCACCACCACCACCAGCAGTTCCAACCCCACCAAAGCAGGCACCTCGTCCGGCTGACCCAGCAACAAAGGCAGCAAGAGTTCAAGAGAAGAAGAAGTTAGCAACACAACAGGGTAGAAAGTCAACAATCTTAACTGGCCCTCGTGGTATTTTGACTCCGGCTGATACAAAGCAAAAAACATTACTGGGTAGTTAACGAATGTGTTTAGTTAGTAGAATGGTTGATACTGGCTCTCAAATGGGCTTGTGGAAGACAGGCTCAGACATCCGAAACAAGATGCTTGCTGATGGCGTACCAACTGGCATGTTAGATAAGGTAGCCCAGGACAATCGTAAGCGTTCGGATAGCACTTGGGTCAATGATGCATTTGTTAAAGGTCTTAGTGGTGGTTCGACACAAAAGGCAGCTAAAAAATCCACATCAGTTACTCGTAAGACTCCAACTACTGCGACAAAAGGTGCTGTGAATAAGCGTTCAACAATATTGACCAGCAGTCGTGGAACAGAAGCGCCAGCTAACATTAAAAGAAAAACTCTATTAGGGGCATAATATGAAAGAATCAGATCGTAGTCGCTTCGTCCGACGATGGGGAGACATCAAAGATGAACGCTCAACCTACTTCGGACACTGGCAAGAGCTAAGTGAATATATCTTACCAAGACGTGGAAGGTTCCTAGTTTCAAAACGAAACGATGGCTCGAAGAAGAACGGCAAGATAATTGACTCGACCGCTACTATGGCGATCAGGACTTTGTCTGCGGGCATGATGAGTGGTATCACTTCACCGGCTCGACCTTGGTTTAGGTTGGCAACACCAGACCCAAGCCTGATGGAAGTAGCTGAGGTTAAGCAGTGGCTATTCCAGACTGAAAAGAGAATGGCTGAAATCTTCTCTCGCTCAAACTTATACAACTGTTTACAGACGGTTTATGAAGAGATGGGTGTGTTCGGTACCGGAGCCATGTTGCTACAAGAAGACCATGAAGATGTGATCCGTTGCTATCCATTCACTGCGGGTGAGTATGGCCTAGCCAACTCTGATCGTTTGAACGTTGATACCTTCTATCGTGAGTTTCAGTTAACGGTAGTT